TAACGGGACTCCAACATGTCCATGTTGAGAAGGTAGCCACGGGCCGACTGAACGGCAGCGGCTGCGTCCTTCGCATTGAACAAGGTCGGCACCAAATTAATTGTGCCGAAGTCGCCGATGTAGGTGTCCACCGTGCTGATGACCGTGCGGTCATTGAGCGAGGCGGTGTATTGACGGGTGCTCAGAGCGGTGTTGCTGCCGCTGGAGTAGCGGGTGAACTCGCTGAAGCGCTTCTTGAGGTTCGGGCCAGTGACCAGATCCATCGTGTCGATGGTGCCGGTCTGCTCGTAGACGCTCTGAAGAACGGCGGCGACATCGCTCTCGGTGAGAGAGGAGGTAGCAGTCGTGTTGATCGAAGCGGACGGCGTGCGGAACGACGCGGGAACAGGCAGGTCGGTCTGAGCCGAGCTGGAGATCCACGAACCGAGGCCGCGAGTTTTATATGGGTTAATGCCGCTCTGCTCTTGCGAATCGTTGCTGGAGCAGAAGGCGCTTTCCATGTCGCGCTTCAGTTCGATGAGGGCGCGGGAAACGCCGCGAGCCATTTCCTTCTTCTTGCCAACGCCAGCGACGTTATCGACGTTCTGGGCAAAGTCATCGACTTTGATGGAACGGCGGAACTTCTGGGCGCGGCCGGAAAGGAGGACGCGGTTTTTGGCGGGATCGTCAAACGTGGTGACATCCGCATTCGTGAGGACACCGTCGAACGACGGGTCGTTATAGCTGTCGGCCTGCCAAGAGAAGACAGAGCCATTGGTGAGATCCGAGCCGGCTTTGATGCGGGAAGTGACGGGCGTGTTTTTCTGGTCGATGACCGAGATCACGTCAGCCAAGTCTTCGCGCAGTCCGGTGGCCGGATGAACAAGTCCTTGTGACATATTGTGTGAGTTTTCTAATTGATTGGGTTTATCCGATCAGTTCCCCCACCAAGTCCTCGATGTCCGACATGGAACCGCTTGATTTGAAGAACCGATTTTTCGCAGCCGTAGAGCTGCCTTTTGTGGCAGAGCGGGGCGCGCTAACGGGCTGGACGGGTGTGACGGTTTTCTCCTTCTGTTTCGCGGACACAGTTTTCTTGGCCTTGTCTTTGGCAGCTTCGGTCTGCTGCTTGGCCATGAGGGCTTGCTCGCCGTAGAGGGCGAGGCCGATCCAGTATTCATGCTGGGGTATCTTGAGGAGATCGGGGGCCTGCTTGATCGTGGCCTTGTAGGCTTGGTTGAGCGCGCTGCCCTCCTTGAAGATATCGGGGAACATGCTCTTGGCGGCTTGCACCGCCGGCTCACGCTGGGCCAACCATTCTTTACGAGCAGGAACGTGGATGGTCAGGATGTCGTCAGCTTTGACGAGATAGTCCTTAACCTCCGCTGCCTCGATGAACTTCTCAGAACCATCGGGCTGCTTGATCGTGGTGCCATCCGTATTCTGAAGTGCCCACCGGCGAACCGCTTGGGCATTCTGGATGCGCTGTTGAAGGGCCTCGTCACTGTCCACATCGGCCAACGGGTTGTCGGCGGTCGGGGTGAGAACGGGGCGGGAGGTCTGGTTGAGCTGGGCTTCTAGGTCCGCCTTGGCGGATCTTAGTTGCTCCAGTTCGGCGCTGGCAGCTTGGGCCTTTTCTTCAGACTCGCGCTGCTTGGCGACGAGCTTATCAATCCTGCGTTGAACCTTGTCCTTCGTAACCTCCTCGCCAGCAGGTTCTTCTGCGGCGGCGTCCTCGCTATCCTCGGGTTCTTCGGCAGAATCGGCTTCAGTCGCCGGCTCCTCCTCGGTGTCTACTTCTTCAGCGGAATCCTCAGATTTCTCCTCTGGCTCCTCTGTTGTGTCCGTGTTGTCAGAGATCGTCTTGTCAGCGGACTCGTCTTTGGCTTCCTCGGGCTGACGCTTAACGCCCAGCTCGGCTAGTGCCATAGAAACTACATCGTCCGCTCCCGCCGCTGTCGCGGCCACATTGTCTGTCGCCATAGGATAAAACCCCTAAGAGGTGCGCCAAACGTCTGGGGGGAACCGGGACGTTAGAACCGGAGTGAAGCGCGATGCGCCTCTCTATCCTCACACATAGCACACAATGTGTGCGGTGTCAATACGGGAAAGTCTCGTTGTGCGATACTTCGATTGTGTCGCTGGGAAACATTTGGCAGGTGTGGCGTGGATAGGATCGGCTATAGTTCTGCACAAGTGATTGCACTTTCTGTCACCTTTTGTGCGGTGTTTTTGATACAAGGCGTAGGATAGCACGCGCTGAGTTATACGTTTTGCAACAATCTGTCGGATAACGATAGGTCGGCGCACGGCGACATTTCGGAATGTTGGCGAGCGGCGACTTGTAAGAAAAACAGGGGTGTTTTTCTTACAAGTTTCGTTACAAATACAGGGTTGTTTCTATAACAGGGTTCCCGATCGGGGATAAATACCGGGAAAGCGGCCAGATTATACCCGAAGGGGTGCGAGCGGGAACATGGCTTTACACTAACTGGGTTAGTGTCGCGGGATGTTTACTTTGGCGGCGACAGATGGAGTCAGGGTCGATCTGCGGCAACTATTCCAAACTGTCGAGGAGTTGACCGGCGCATACTTTTTGCTGAGTTGTTATTCTCGCTTGCCCTTTAGTCGCAAAAACTATTGCGCAATAAGTAAGCAGCGGGCGGCTAGGGCCAGCCGCCCCTACCGGACCTTCGCCGCCTCGGCTCTGGTGGCTTCCAAGTAATCCCACAATTCCACCAGCGCATTGAGCTGGCCATTGGCGTGGGCGAGAAGGCCGGCGTCTTTGGCGGTGGCCATGTTGCTGGCCAAGGCCACGCCGTCCGCGATGCGGTCTTGCAGGGCGACCATGACGGCCCGCCAGCAGGGCGGGGCTTGGTCGCGGGTGAAGGCGAGGGCGCCCTTGAAGTCGAACTCTTCGTCTTCAGAAACGGGGTAGCGGTCGATGGGGATGGTTTTGGTTTTGGTGAACATAGTCATATTCGGTATTCGTGAACGGCGAATGGTTAGATCCAGAAGGGATGCATAGCCCTGTTGGCTACGATGACGTGCGGGCCGCACTCGCGGCAGATGGGGCCGAGCTGTTCGTCAACTCCGTGGATGTCCTCGATACGAAGCTGCTTAGAACATACGCCACAGCGCGGCGGCTCCTTGCTGCGTCCGCGCCATGGGCGGACGCGCGGGGGTGGGGGAACTGTGCCGCTCGGAGCCATTAGTAACTCCCCCCTCCACGCGGGCGCAGGATGTCGCCCTCGACGTTGTTGCAGCCGGAAAGCACAAGCATGCGGACGAGGTCAGGGAAATCCTTGCTGCTGCCTTTGTTTCCGTCAGCGCCAGTCCATTCCTTCATGCACCAGATTAGGTTCTGGCAGTTCTCGCTGATGTAGAGCTTGGGCTGGTTCAGTGCGTCGAGCGGCTTCTGCGTGTTGTAGTGCAGCCAGTCATTGATAAGCCCGACACCTTCATCAATCGTGTCGCCGGGGGCGGCAGAGAAGTCCATGCCGAGATCGCTCATTTCTTCGATCAGCGTGGTGGGGCGCTCCTTGGCCAGCGTCTGGGCGTTGCCGTAGCGCGAATCCATCCATCTTTCAAAGATGCGCTCGCCGTTCTCGACGTTGCGGATTTCTTCGATGTATCGCTCTAGCCCGAATCCAAAGTCTTTCTGCGCAGGGCCTTGGCGTCCGTCCGCCTTCTTGCCATCCGGCTCGGCCCACATGCCGGGGTAGCCGACGCCTTCGACATACTCGTTCGGGCAGGGCCACTCGCGGTAAATGAAGCAACGGTTCGCACTATCGAACAGCGCCCAGATCATGGCCCAGTTGCGCGCGGAGCAGGGGTCTATGAATTGGTAGCGGGTGCCCTCCTTGGGAATCCACTCATGCTTGATGACGTGAACCTTGTCGTTGAATAGCGGGAAGCGGTTGTTGATGGAGCGGGTCGGGACGCCATACGCGCGGCAGAGGATCTTTTCCCGCGTCTCGTTGCGTAGCTCCTGCAGCATGCGCTCCCAGCCGGCCCACGGATTGTTCTTGGTCTGGAAGTAAATGATCGGCCGGCCCTTGCGCCCTGTCTGGACGATGGGCACTTTCTCGTAGCCGACGATGACCTTCTCGCCCTTGTTGTCCTCAAACTTGGGCAGCAGCTCCGCATCGCACTCCTCCACGTTGCGGGCGCCGGTGAGGTAGTCTTTTACCGTGGGCGAGTAGCCTTCGATGGGGGTGAACGTGACGATGAGCACGCCGTTCCTGTCGAGTAGACGAAAGCGCAAGGTCTCCAAAAAATCCAGCGGCACCAACTCGTCGCACCATGCTATGTCAATCTCGCCGCCTTCGATGGTGCTAATGTCCTGCGCGTAGTTGCGGAAGATGCACTGGCTGCCATTCGGTGCGACGAACTTGTTTTCGGTAAAGCCACCCTTGACCGAGTAAGTGATGTTCGTGACCGTGCCCTTGCGCGCCTGCCGCCAGTCGGCCGGCAGATATTTGAAGACGCGGGGTTGCATCATCTCAATGCTGTTGGGGGCGGTGGTCTGGAAGCACCACGCAACAGATTGCTTTTTGTGATACAATCTGTGGATCACCTCGCGCGCGGCCCACTCCGTTTTGCCGGATCTGTTGCCGCCCATGACGAGCAATTCGCGGTTGTCCTCCAGCAGCTGACTGGCCTTGTTCCAGATCGGCGGGCGGTAGCCGTAGCGGTAAGGATCGACCTTCTCCTTGAGGATTAGTTCTTCCCGCTTGAGCAGCAGGTCCCAGCCCTTCTCTGGCCCGATGGCCAAGAGCACGTCCTTGGGCGGCAGCTTCATCACCGGATGAGCTGTCGGCGTAAAACGGGAGCGGGGAGTGGATTTCTTGTCGCTCATCTAAATAGTGGTGGCAGCACCCCCCAGTGCCGCCACCGCGCATTGGGTTTCCGGACGATTGGCGCAACCCTGACCGGAGAACAAGTAACCCCGGCCCTTTGTTGTTGATCGTCTTTTCATCCTTTGCGCAAAGTCATTAGCGTTTCAGTAATTCGCTGACGGGCCGCAGCTTGTCGTGCGGCACGAAATAGCACGGAGGCGGTGACGCGCATTTCCACTCATCGCGTTTGGCGTCCTCGGCATTGATCCACCCGTGGACAACGTAGTCGGGCGATTTGCCGCTTACCGAAATCACGACGCCCGAGTCATCGGGGCGGACCTTGAGGTTCGGGCGCTGCGACCAGCGCACTTCGTAGTTCGTTCCAGTAATGTCGGGCGTGTGAAACGTGTTCACACCAAACCCCCAATAAAGCCCGAGCAACTTGGCCACGGCGCATTCGGCGTGGGCGGCCTCAATGTGGAAGCCCCACAATTCTCCCGGTGTCTTCTCGGGGAAGCGTGGCGCGCGCTTGCGGAAGGATGCCTCGGCGTTGCGGCGAGAGCCTATGTAGGTCGAGACAAGGACTTCGTTTTGGTTGAGGGAGACGTTCATGTGTGCGGTTGTAGGGAGTTGTGTGCTATCCCGGCGCAAAAATCGCTCGGCCTTACAAAGTTGTCTCCGTTTTGACTGAACAAGGCTTGGTTGTCGTATCCAATCCCGCCACTGCTCTTAGAGCCTCGGACAAGAGTTGCGGCAGTTCTTTGCCCCGCTTCTCTGCTCGGCGCAGGATTCCGGCGCACGCTTTCTGACTCAAATAAAACCGCTGCGGCAGCGGCCCCGTCTCCAGCGTTTGCGACAACGAACACACGGCGGCGTCTTTGGGCCACTCCGAACCACTGAGCGTCCAAGACTCGGTAAGCCCACCCATACCCCAAGTCCCCCAGCGCCCCGAGGAAGGCTCCAAAATCCCTTCCTCCGTGGGATGACAGGACGCCGGGGACATTTTCCCAGACAAGCCATCGAGGCCGGTGACGTTGAGCGATCTCAAGGTATGTAAGCATGAGGCCGCCGCGTGGGTCGCGGAGTCCTTGTCGCAATCCTGCGACACTAAAAGATTGGCACGGCGTTCCTCCGACCAGAAGGTCGATTGCTCCCAGTTTCCATTGTTCATATTGTGTCATGTCCCCGAGGTTTGGCACGTTCGGCCAATGATGCGCCAAAACGGCAGAGGGGAACTTCTCTACCTCGGCAAATGCTTCGGGCTGCCAGCCAAGCGACTCCCACGCAACGGATGCAGCCTCGATGCCGCTACATACGGAGAGATAGCGCAGGGGAAACATTTCGCCTGTGGCCATAATGCGCTCGCCAATCCAGCGCATGCAGGGGACAGCCATGCTATTGCCCAAGGCTTTGTATCGCGGCCCGTCCGGGCATTGGTCGGCTGGCTTGTTGCGCCACGGAATAAGCGTGTGATCGTCTTGAAAGCCTTGCAATCTCTCACATTCTCTCGGGGTAAGACGGCGGACGGCCATGCGCTCCGCTGGGTTTATAACTCCTCCGGTGTGGTTGATGTCGGAGGCGGAAGAATTTATCGCCTGCGATGTTTCGTTGGTTGTCTGGTTGTAAGTATCGACCGCCAACACAGTCGGCACACCATGTCCTCGCCCCTGCTCGGACGATAGCGTTGGCGATGTGCCGCCCGTTCCGTGGACGCGCACGCGCTGCGGCAATTCGGGGGTCATGCAGCCAACCGCAATATTGATCGCATCGGCCCTCCCGCCGTTGCCCGGATTGGTCAGCGCGGGAGTAATTCCGTCCGGCATAACCTCGGGAACCTTCACGCCGTCACGGGTGCGGTTGGCAAAGGCTACGGCCATGTGCTTCGGCGGATTGTGCCGCTCGTCCCATCCGTTTAGGCATGCGGCGACTTCGGTTTCCTCAAAGCGCGGAGCTTCCTCTGCGCTATGAGGATTGGTCGCTTTGACAAAAACGCTCACTCTGCACCCTCCTCAATATCCAAAGTCGGATTCGGCGCACTGACGATCTGGTCGATGCGCACGGTGAGCCATTCGCCGTTGTCCTCGCGGATGACGGTGACGTAATCGTTCTCGCCGCCGCCGTTCTTGCAGTAGATGAGCGTGCGGCAGGGGGCGTCCTTGCCTTTGACGTAGACGCGCTCGCGGTCGGGGAAGAAGGCGATCATACAATATGGGCAGCAGGCTTCGCTTTTGTTGCGCTTACGAAGCTGGCGGTTATGTGACTAGCGGGGCGAATGCCTCCTGCCGGCGCAATACCTTTGACTGCTGCTTGAAAATTCATTTGCCCTTGCGCTTCCTCATCTCGGCGCACAAGGCGTCGGCCTTGCGCTTGGCGGCTTTGGCGACCATGCTGGCGCGCAATGATTTGAGGCGCATGATCTCTTGGTCTATTGCCTCGATCTCGGGTGTCATAATGCGATACTTCTCCATAATGTCATGGTTGCACGGTGACGTGCCACAAGCCGATCTGCGCTACGGCATAGCCGAACCAGATGAGGCCATTCCAAAAGTTGTGATGGATAAACGCTTGGTCGATGGCCACGGCGAAATACATGAAGCCGACGATGGCGATGAGGACGGCGCTGGTCACTTGGCCTTGAAACCTCCGCGCTTGGCCTTCATGTCGGAGTAGACCTTCGGGCTGACGGTTGACTTGCTCTTGGGCCGGCTGGTGCCAGCGGCCTTGCGGGCGTTGATATTTGCGTAGAGTCCTTTTTTCATTAGCAGCTCCACGCCTTGCGGCTCCAGTAGTTGGCCGAGAGTTTGTCGCCCGTGCCCTTGATGCCGCCGCTGCGGGCGCAGTAGCTGGCCTTGCGGGCTGGCTGATCCTTCTTGATCGACATGTTGGGGTCGCCGAAGCGGACCAACTTGGTCTGTTCTCCTGACTTGGCCAGCACGGCAAACTTCTTGGGGCCGTCCGGTGTGCGTTTGGGCTTGTTGTATCCGGAGAATGTTTCTCCTCGGTATTTGATGCTCATGGTTTTTTATTCAGTTTTGCGCGGATGCGCGGGTCATAGTGTCCAATAAGATAGGCGCCGGTCTCCTCGTCGCCGGACTCGATGTGTCGGGTGAATCCGTGGATGGCGTGCCAGAGTTCGTGCGGCAGCGAGGACTGATCCTCGGGGTATGACTCAATCCAGATCAAAGCCCAGCCGCCGTGACTCATGCACCAGCCCGCCGCCGTGTCATCGGGGGCGTTGGCCGGGTCATCGGCATCCATTTCCATCACCTTGGCGCAGCGGCGCAGCGCGACCTTCTGCGGGTAGTTGGCATAGACTTCTATGCTGGTCCCGTAGAGAGGTTCGCTGACGATGGCGCGGCGGGGCTTTTTCATGTCTTTAGATGTTTGCCCAGAAGTGCCCACCGATTCGGTCGGCGGCTTCTTTGTCTCGGCAGGACTCTCGGATGTCTTCGTAGCTGCTTGCCTCACGTTCTTCGTGGGCAGTCTCCTTGGCTTCGGCGTCTGGATTTGTCATGCCGCCTCCTTGAGTGTGCTAAACGCCGGCTGCCTCGGGTCGTAGCCCTTCACATGGCGCCACAAGATGCAGGCGGCTTTGAATGCTTCCCAATGCGGGACAAGACTGTCGTGCTTGTAGGGTTCGACGCGGCCGACTTCCGTGGTGCTGATGTAGACGTTGTAACCGTGGATGGTGTGCAACTCGTCTTCGCCCCACTTGGCCACGGCATAGGCCGCGAGCTGCATGCCCTGCGTGTCGTATGGACCGACCTTCTGCTTGGGCTTGGTTTTCCGGGTCTTGTAGTCAATGACCATGCGGGTGCCGTTGGCGTCACGCGCCAGCACGTCACAGCGGCCGGCGTAGCCGTATTCCAGATTGACGAGCGTTGTCTCGATCTCGTCGTAAGTGATCTTGTTGTTCTTCTTCCACTCCATGACGGGGGCGACATAGGCCCACATGTCCTCGGGCACCGCGCTCGGGCCTTCCATGAGCAGCTTCTCCAGTGCGTCATGCACTTTGCTGCCGAGATCGGCGGCGGCGGCAACCGGGGCTTTGCTTGCGCCGATGACTCGCTCGCAGAAATACTCAATGGTCTCGTCGCCCTTGGGCGGGGTGTTGAAGGCGGCGATGGCGACTTGCGTGGCCTTCCAGTTGAGGAGGGCGGGCTTGTCGAGGATGCCGGTGTAGCCGGTGACGGACGGCAGAAGCATGAGCTTCTTGGCGTCGGCCAGCGTGGTGTCTTTGAGTCCGCTGCCGTCTTTCTTGGGAAGCTGGTGGCAGGGAGTGCCGTCTGGCCGATACCAGTGGCCGCCGTCTACGGATTTTGATTCGGATAGGATTGCCATAACTTTGGGTGGTTGCGGGGGCCGGAACACTACGGCCCCCGCTGTTACCACTACGGACGCTTACTCCGTTGCCAGACCCACGCTCCACTGATGGTGTGGGAAATCTGTGTTTCTTTGTTGGCTTCGCGGGCATCGGCCACGACGGTTTCCATCATCCACGTTTCGTTGGACGAGTAGGGACCGGCAAAGCAACGATAGCCTTGCTTGGCGAGGTCAGGGTTTCTTGCGGCCATAATCAAAACGGGATCTCCGCTCCGCTGTTGTCGTTGGCGGCATCGGTGCCGAAGTCTTCGACGCTCGGGACTTTGCCTTTCAACTCGTCCATGACCTCGGAGATCGTGCCGATGTTGATGTAGGTCTTGTCGCCGCGTTGATCCTCAACGAGCGTGAGCTGTGCGCCCTTGCCTTTGAGGGTCGAGGTGTCGAAGCCGTCCTTGGGCGACTCACCAAGCCAGCTTGTGATGAACTGGCGCAAGGCCGCTTTCTCATGCAGGCTGATCGTGAATGCCCGTGTGGCAATCTTGCGGAGAGAGCCGTCTTTGCACTTCACACCAAAGATGAAGCGCTCGCGGTTCTTGAGTTCATAGTCCTCGTCGTTGGTGGAGCCATAGGTGGCGCCATACTTGAGGACCCGGTCGTTGTAGGAATCCACTACGTCGAGACAGACGGCGAGGTGGATGCCTTTGGGTGGCGGCTCGCCAAGGTTGGCGGTCGCTGATTTTTTAGGTGCTGTTAGTGTAGCCATTGTGTTTTGTGTGTTTGTTTGTGTGTTGTTGTGTTTTACTACTCGACGAAATTGGAGTTGCGGAGGATGACGAGGAAGGTCTCAGCCGGCAGGATGGCCAACCACTCACTGTCGTTGCGGCGGTGCATGACCACGGGCAGCTTCTCGCCGGCATCGCGCTTGGCTTGGGCGATCCAGTCGTAGGGGTTGCCGCGCTCGGTGCGCTTAACCTCAAAGTGCAGCTTGGGCAGGCACTCGCAGAGGACATCGCTGCTGTCGCCCTTGGTGTCGCCGCAATACTGCTGTGACCGGCGGGCGGGAAACCCTTCGGCGGTGAGGAACTTTGCGGCTTCCAGTTCCCCTCGTTTTCCTTTTTGGCGGCTATTCATTGAGAACCCCTTCAGATTGAAGCGCGCTAAATACTTCGCTGCATAGGCCACAATTACAAAAATCGTTTTCGTTGCATTGTCCGCAGGCGTGCATCCACGTGTTGTCGCTTAAATAAAAAGAAACGCGCCCGTAGTTCTTAATGCGTGTCATGCTTGTTGCCCCCCCAAGCGAGCGCCAGTCTTTGTGACATTGTTTGAACCGCCGACTATTCATTGAGGACGGCGTTAATGGTGTGAAGGTCGGGTTGGTTCCCGTAGGGCTGCGGGGCCTCGTCGGTCATGCGGCTGATGTTGGCGTGGTCGAAGCGAGTGCAGCTCGGCGACCAGACCATGGGGAAACTGCGGGTCTGCCCTTCCCGGTGCTTGGCCACTATCATCTCGGCATCTTGGTTGTCCGTGGAGTCGGCGCCGCTTCCGGCTTCGTAGTAGCCTTCACGATGCAGAAGGACGATAATGTCGGCGTCCTGCTCCAAAGATCCCGAGTCTTTCAAGTCGCTCATCTTGGGGCGGGTGTCCGTGCGCTCGTCGGCCTTGCGCCCCACTTGGGCGGCGGCAATGACCGGAACACCCAACTCCAGCGCCATCGCCTTGAGGCCGCGACTAACGGCGCTGACCCGCTCGTAGCTCGTATTGTAGCCTTTGGCTTCCAGAAGCTGCGCGTAGTCGACAAAGATAGCCTTGATGCCATGACGGCGGATGTCCCGGCGCGCACGGCCACGGATGTCCATGATGCTGGCGCCCCGCGCTTCGTCGATGTAAAGGGGCTGATCCCCGAGCTTGAAGAAGTGGTTGCCGAGGCTCTTGGCTTCGACTTGGCTGATGGCGCCAAGACGCACTCGGGCGCTGTTGGCCCTTGCTCTGGCCATGACGATGCGGTTGGCGATGCTTTTCTTGGGCATCTCTAGGGAGAACAGCAGCACGGGGGTTCCGGCCGCTGCCATGCGGTCGCACATATTGATGAGCAGCGCACTCTTGCCCATGCCGGGGCGACCGCCGACCACCACCAGCTGGCCCTCACGCAAGCCGCCCGTCAGCACGTCGAGGTCGCGGAAGCCCGTGGCCAACCCGCGCGGCTTACCTTTGTTGGCAATCGCCGCCTCGATCTCCGCTGCGGCCTCGTCCACGACAGTGCCGACATGCACGCTGCCCTGACTCGGCCCATCCAAGCTGATCGACAAAATCCTTTCGCCGGCTTCGGCCACCACTTCGCTGACGTTCTGCGCAATGTCGCGGCCGGCAGCGGCCATGCGCACACCGGCCTCAACCATGCGCCTGCGGGCGACATGCTCGCGCAGGATGTTGACGTAGTAGGACAAGTCGCGGGGACCTGCCATGCTGTATATCTCGGTAAGCGCACCAGCGCCGCCAACGCCTTCCAGCTTCTCGGCGGCAGACAAATGCTGCGTGACGCTGATTAAGTCGGGCTGTCCGCCCTCGGCGCGAATGGCCTTGATCGCGGCGAGGATCGTGGCGTTGGCCGGGGTAAAGAAATGCTCGGCCGTCAATTCGTTCCACTCGTCGATCAACTCGCTGTAGCACATGAGTCCGCCAAGGACGCATTGCTCGGCTGCCGTATCGTGGGGCATGGCGTGTTGCTTTTTCATGCGCTTAGACGTGGGGCCATTGGTCGTCATCGCACACGACAAAGGCAACGAGAGCCATCAACGCGAGGAGCAGAACGAACACGGTAAACTCGGTGGGATTCATAACTGTGGGCATTTGTAGATGAATGTGTGCGGAGTGTCAACAGTCTTTTTTCGGGGAATTTTTGGGGAACAAAAAGTCGTGGTTTTTCCACGCGCCGCGTAGCAGTTTGCGCTGCGCCAACCAGCGGTCACACGCTTCGCCCACGGCCTTCAAGTCGGCGTCCGAGGGCCAGTGCGGTTCGGCCGCTTCGATGCGGTAGTGCAAGACCTCGCGGTTCATGCGCTTGGCACCTTTGTCGAAGAACTCGCTGAATTGTTGGGGCGAGATCATTTGACGGGCCACTCGCGGAGATGGCCGAAGTCCCGAGGTTCAGTGCATGCGGTCACTTCGCCGCAGATGCCGCAGGTGTCGGTGTGGTAGGTGCTGACGCGGTCTTGGCAGGGAAAGCGGCCGTGGGCGAATCCGCAGGGGCGGCAAATCCAGTCAGGGTAGGGAGGCGCCTTGCGGAAGATGGCGTCGTAGTTGTCCCGGTAGGTCTGGCCGGCCACCGGACGCGGGGTATCTCCCTTGCCGGCGCTCATACGTCCTCCCGTTTCCCGCCGCACTCTCCCCAGAATTGCTTGCGGTATTGCTCCTCGATTTCCTCCATGTGCTTTATGGCCCACCCGTCATTCACGATACCGGGCAAATCGTAGGACATCGGGAAGTGCTTCAAGCAGCGGCGGGCCTCTTGGCGCACCGCCGTGGGGATGCGCTTGGTCTCCCGACTGCAAATGCGAACAATGAAGTCGCGGGCGGCGGCCAAGGCGCGGGCCTGTTCGGCGGGAAGGCTCATCGGAGTGCCATCGCCTCCTCAACGGCGTCATGCGCCTCGGATGCGATCTCGTTGTTCGGCTTCACGCATCGCCCGACAAGGCGGATGAGCCGGTTGTTGCTGCGAATCAGCTCACGGACACGGTCCTCCAGCGCAATCTCGTTGTAGGCGCCGAAGTTCGTGCCGAAGCCGACTTGGCCTACGGTATAGGTGGGTTCTGTTTTCATGTGTCTGTCCAGATTCGCCGCCGGATTCGGCGTTTTTGTTTGCGCAGCGCACGGTGCCGCATCCACGCCGGGGTGGTGCGATGCCATCCGCCGCAAAAGGGGCAGTGATAGACGCGCATGCTGGTGCCGTGCTCGGCGTCCTCGCGGTGTAAGAAGACCTTCTTGCCGCTGCACCCCTTGAACATGCTGCAAATGGCGCGGCTCATTTGACTAAGTCCTCCAAGAGATCCCAGTTGCTGGGGGCGCGGTGCCGCTTGGGGCTATACCGGATTCGCTTGCGCTCGCAGATTTCGTCAAAACGCCAAAGCACGAACTCCTCAATGTCAGGCAACCACGCG